AAGCCGTCCCATGACGCCCGTGATGAACGTGTTGCCCGAGCCGGTCGCCAGCGAGCAGGTGCCATAGCTCTCGAAGGCACCCACGACGCCAGCCGCCACGTTCGCGGTCCTGGCCACGGCGTTCAGCTTACACTTGCCCTGGATGCCCCAGGTTTCGCCCGCGACGCTGTTGTAGTTCATCATGCGTGCGTCAAGCACCCGGGACGTGATAGCGGAGTCGATGGCCACGTTGTTGTCATCTGCGTGAAGTTCTACGGCGATGTTATTTGTGTCGGATAGCGGCACGCCACTGCCCGGCACGGTGCTGGACAGCGAGCCGATGCGGATGGGCTGCGCGGCTGCGGTTGGCGTCATGTAGATGCCATAGCCCCACTGCCCGGTGGTCGCCGTTTCGTCGATGTACAGGCCCGCGAGGATGCCCCCTGAGTCCTGGGTGAACGTGCCAGCGCCGGTTAGCTCCGCGTGGAAAGCGGCTGAGATTCCGCCATCTTTCACGGTGTAGGAGGCCAGGGCCGCGTCCAGGCACCCATCCACCGCCCATATCTTCGCGCCGCTCTTGATGTCCGTGTCGTCCATCGTTTCGATGTAGCCACGGACGCCGGCGAACACGCCAGGATTGAAGTCCACTTCATCAGCGCACTTGATCTGGCCTAGAACGCTGTACAGACTGCCTTCCGTCGGAGTCTTGAACAGCATCGTCCGCGATCTGAACGGGGTATAGACGGCGTTGGTGAGCGCCGTGTTGTTATCGTCCGCGAACACGTTCAGCACGCTTGTGTCGCTGGACGATAGCGCGACGCCCGTTTGCGCCGTGCTCGACAGGGTGCCGAAGGACAACCCATCGCTGGCGCCCAGCGTGCTTCCTGATTGCAGGTCCAGCGTGCCCCCGCTTTGAATCTCTAGTTCGCCGCCCGAGGCGACGATCAGTTTCGCGCCGCCTTGTTCGACGTAGACAGCCGTATCATAGTCTGCTGCCATATGTATGTATCTCCTTTAGGCCGGCGTTACCGTGCCTTCTGCGGTCGTGACTGTCGTGGTGTTCCCGGATTCGTCCTCGATCACCAGGTTCCCGCTTGAGTCGCAACTCAGTTTGATGTAGTACGCCTGGTCCGCGTTGGCGATGACCAGCTTGGCCCCGCCCTGCTCCACGTAGACCAGCGTGTTATGATCTCCTACTCCCATTCCTACCTCCTACCAGTCCTCACTGGTCTCATAGCCCAGCCGTACCAGCCAGCCGTCCTTGTCCGTTTCCTTGAAGAGCCGCTTGTGTTCGTCCGTAAAGTGCGCCCGCCAGTCGCCCACGTTTCCCTTGCGGAACGTGAGGGATCGCTTGCGCTGCGCCGATGTCTCTGCCATCGCGTGAACGACGTCGTGAAACGACGGCCCTCGCCCCTCGCCCCGCATCTCGAAACCAAAGATTTTCGCAGAACGCAGAATGCCATATTCCAGCATCTCCGCCGCTACCACCTCCGGTTCCCGCCTGGCTCGCTCGAAGCGGAACAGGTATACCCAATCCGCTTCTACCCACGGCGCATACAACGCCCAGCGATCCATGACACCGGGATAGCGGGCCGTTGGCCCGTCCAGCCCCACGATAACGGCCTTCAACACCTCGTCGAAGCTGCCCAGGTTGCGGTACAGCTCTTTGTCCGGATGTGCCAGCCCGTCGTTGTCGTCGGTCACATGGAACGCCTGGCTTACGGCCACGTCTCGAAAGTCACGGATGCAGAAGATGAGCGCCACGCCCAGGTAGTACAGGAACGCCTCGATGGGATCTTGATGCCCGATGTGGCTGTAGAAGTAGTGGCCTGGCTTCAACCGGGAGACGTGGTACAGGAACAGCTCGGTGTTCGTCCATTCCGTTGTCCACGAATGCCCGGCGAACGTCCCCACGAACGGCGCGGCGTGCATCTGACCGGCGGGCATCCGCTTCGCCAGCGGACGCATCATCAACTCGCAGAAATGCAGCCCGGCTTTCGGAAAGCCGTTGAGCAACCATTTCGGCGCGAGATTCGTCAGCTCTGGCGGGATGTCCCCGCCGGTCGTTTCGTCCTTCACGGACTATGCCTGGCCCTATCCAGCCTTGATGAACTGGTTGTCGGTCGGCACCAGCGTTGTGGCCTGGGTAACCGGTTTGTGCCGCGCCCCGCCCAGGAAGAAGAGGATGTCCGCATAGCTGGTAGCTACGCCCGAAACATCCATCGTGATGAAGTGATGATCATCTGCGAGCTGCGACGTCTCCAGGTGGAACATTAGCGCCTGGTCGTCGTCCGTGTGGGCGCAGGTTTTCTTGCAGTTCACCGTGTCGATGGTGTCCATCGTGCCGCTCACCGAATCCGATTGCTGGAGCTTGAACACCGGCGTATCGCCCGAGTCAATGGCCCCCAGGTGAACGACCACATTCACCCACTCGTACCCGGTGACATCGATGAAGCTGCCACTCGCGGGATATTCAGCCGTAGACAGGCTGTCCTCTGGTGACGTCTGGCCTGCCACGAGTTTGACATCTTTTGAAAAAATGTGTCGCATGTTTATCGTCTCCTATTCGTCTCTCACGCCTATGACGCGCCTACGCGCTGCGCGGCGAAGCGCCACGGCTCCATGCACTGGCCGCCCAAGCGACGGCGAGCCAGGAAGCAAACCTGCCCGATCCGGGCGGTGGCCGAGTCAAGGTACCTCTCGACGCTCATCCCGATCCGGTCCACGATGTAGTAGCCCCGGAAGTCTCCGAAGAGAACCGGGTAGTAGGTGGCGGTAACAGAGGGCATCCCCTCCTGCTCCAGAATCGGGTAGCCCAGCAGTCGCTCCGGTTGCCCTGCCTGGTAGTTGCGTTCCCACAGATATTCGCCATCGCCGGTTTTCAGCTTGCGGATGGCCTTGTAGGTCGCCCGCGCTGCCACGAACCGCGCATTCTGCCGGTACTGGGCTGCGATGTCGTAGACCAGCCCGATCAGCCCGTCCGAGGTGAGCGCCGATGCGTTGCCACTGACTTCCTCGTTGATATTGGTGGTGGAGCGGTTCGCGTCATCCAGCAGAATCCCCTCCGGCGATCCCATCCCGTCGTTCTTGAGGAACTTGTTGTCTTCATCGATGGCCTGGGCACTGGCGAACGAATCGGCCAGCCAGCCGGTGATGTTGAACGCGGCGTCCTCGACGAGCGCCCGCGACAGGAACGTCTCGGCCATGACTTCATGGACCGGAATCTTTTCCTGCCCGAACGTCAGGTTCGTGGCCGCTGTCCCCGCCGTCGGCGTTTCCGTCACCCAGGTGACACGGACAGCATCGCGGTACTGGTCGCCCCCGCCCGTCATCACCGGGAATTCCACGCTGTCCCGGCTGGTCTGCACCACGCGGGCCAGCGGGCGCACGACGGTGTAGCCGGCCATGCGGCTGACCACTTCCGCCCGAAAGTCCTCCGGCACCACGTAGCCACCCAGGTCGCTGATGGCCTCGACCATCACCGTCTTCATGGCCTTGACGTCTTGCCCCTCTTCCAGTGCGACCTTGATCGTCTCCGGCGTCCACAGGAACTCGCGGCTCTCGCCCCGCCCGGTTCGCAGGTACTTCACGAATCCCTGGCGCTGTTCCCACCGTTTTTGCTGGTAATCTGCGCCGTGCAGGTCGTTCAGCACGGCTTTGATGGCCGTGTCCTCGTCCCCGTACTGCATGACATATAGCGGGTTCACCGCCTTCGTCGCACTCTTCGGCGCGGGGTTCGTCCCATCGCCATCGTCCACGGGCAGGTCGGCGGGCATCTGCGGTTCCTGAATCTGGTCCAGCAGCGACTCGGCCGACTTCAACTCCGTGGCCTTTTTGAACAGCACATCGGCCTCTTGAACGAGGGCCGTACGCTCTTCATCGTTGTCCACTTCCAGCGCAGCTTGGGCTTTCGCCTTGGCCTGCGCGAAGACTTCTTTTGACTTCATCCTATGTTCCCTCCATTGTGATCATCTCGATCTCTGCCAACAGCTCGATGGCCCGCGCCTTTGCCTTTCCCGACTCCGAACGTGACTCGTCCTGGCCTTCTGCTCCCGCAGAAGCTCCGCCAGCCTCGTCCTTTTTGTCCGGTTCGCCATCCCCCGATGGCTCTGCGCCTTCGTCCAGCGTGAACTCCAGGCCCGCCGCTTTGTACGCGGCCTTTATCTGTTCAATCGGTCGCAGTCGGTGCTGCGCCGGTATCACCGTCATGGTGTCTTCCACAATCGGGTAGCTGTCCAGCCGCCCGTCCTCCTGCCGCTTGACGAGATGCGGTGCGCTGCCTGGGGAGTAATGCAGCACCTCTGCATCAAGCAGCGGTTTCACCATCGCCCAGTATTTGTTGCTCTTGTCCAGCCAGTCCTCCACCCAGGCGCCGTGTCCGTCCACGCCCGCCTTGATCCGCTTACCGATGACAGATGCGCCGACGGTGGGATCGAGGCCATGGTGGAACAGCGCCGGCACGGTGGGGTACTCGTCCAGGCCCAGCCAGGTGTCGGGCGTGAAATAGTCGTGCTGCAAGTCCTTGTGTTCTGGATCACCCCACAGCGCGATGTGGCCACCGACGACGGCCCCGCCGTCCTGTTCGCGCAGGAACTTGACGGCGACGG